GGTTTCCATCAAAAACCATATGTACTTCGTGATGGAGTTACATACGGTACAAGTCTTAAATTAAACGGCATACAAATTGTAAGCATACAGTCTGGAGCTGGAGTTGATACAGGAGACTTAGATGAAGTAGGAGTTGCAGAATTATTTGGTAAGACAAAAGGATTTAAAGCAGATGATCCAAATGTAACTCCAGATTTAGCACCATCATCAGTTGAAACTGAGCAATATCAAGACGACTTTTAATGTTTAAATCAGGATTAGAGGAAAAAGTCTCTGATCTTTTATGTGAGTTAGGTGTTAATTATGAATACGAAAGTTTAAGTTTAACTTATACACTAAAACATTTATATACACCTGACTTTGTTCTACCTAACGGTATATGTTTAGAGACAAAAGGATATTGGCGACCTGAAGACAGGCGAAAAATAAGACAAGTAGTGACTGAGAATCCACATATTGATTTAAGAATGGTCTTTCAAGATCCATATAAAAAAATTAGTAAAAAATCAAAAACTACCTACGCAAAATGGTGTACTCGATACAACATCAAATGGTGTGCTTTCCATGCTATCCCAGTGGATTGGCTTAGATGACGGAAAGTGAATTCATAAGACACGACCCATGTCCAGATTGTGGCTCATCTGATGCACTTGCAGTGTACACAGATGGGCATACTTATTGTTTTAGTTGCACAACGAGAACACCTGGAGATGGGGAACAAAACAAATTACCCATGCAATCTAATGTGCAATTCAAAGGAAACCCTCAAAGGCTTAATAAACGAGGTATTAGTGAACGAACCTGTGAGAAATACAAAATCTACAGAGACGACACACACCTACGTTTCCCTTATTACGACAGCTCTGGATGTCTTAAAGGATTCAAAACAAGGGATAAATTAAAAAACTTTAAGTATGAGGGTGAAACAACAGATACGTTATTTGGTCAACACCTCTTTCCAACTTCTGGCAAAAGGATCATCGTTTATGAAGGCGAGCTGGATGCCGCATCAGGTTGGGAAGCGATGGTTGGATGGCCGCATGTATCGCTACCACATGGCTGTGCGTCAGCCAAAAAAGACATTCAAAAACAAATACCTTTATTACAAGGCTATAAGGAGATTGTCTTGTTCTTCGACAATGATGAACACGGACGAAGAGCTACGGAACTTGCAGCGTCAGTCTTACCGACAGGTAAAGTCACGATTGCAAGAATGGATAAATATAAGGATGCGTCAGATGCGTTACAAGCGGATGATGCGGAGGCTATCAGACGTGCCATATATGATGCGAAACCGTATCAACCAGACGGTATCGTGGATGGCAAATCGTTATTAGAAGCTGTTACAACTCCAAGCCCACCTTGCAATCACAAATACCCGTTCCCAGGATTGCAAACCATGACTCATGGAATACGGTACGGAGAGCTAACAACAATAACTGCTGGCACTGGTCAAGGTAAAAGTACATTTTGTAGACAACTAGCAACTGAGTTACTTAACACAGATGAAAAAGTTGGCTACATCGCTTTAGAGGAATCTAACAGGCGAACAGCTTTAGGACTTATGTCTGTAGCTGTGGGTAAAGCCCTGCACCTTGGTGAGCATGAATACACCACCCTAAGAAATGCTTACGATAAAACCATAAAAAACTGGAATCTTTATTTATACGATCACTTCGGTAGTTTATCTAGCGATGTTATCTATAACCGTATTGAATACATGGCACTAGGTTTAGACACTAAAATTATTTTCTTAGATCACCTGTCCATATTACTTAGTGGACTAGATGGAGATGAGAGAAGAATGATAGATAGAACTATGACTGATTTGCGTAGCTTAGTTGAAAGAACAGGAATTAAATTATTTTTAGTTTCTCACTTAAGACGTGCACAAGGTGATAAAGCCATAGAAGATGGTCAACGTGTTTCAATTGGCATGTTGAGAGGATCGGCCTCCATAAGCCAGTTATCTGACACCGTTCTCAGCTTAGAATCTAATTCTCAAGATAGTTCAAATGATAGATTAACCACTTTAAGAATTTTAAAAAATAGATATTCAGGCGAGACAGGAATAGCTGCTTCACTTAAATACGACAAAACCACCTGTAAATTTCATGAAACGACAGACACAGCATTTGACCCCAGTACTGACTTTTAAATAGATGTTGGTATTCGACTGCGAAACGAACGGATTGCTGCATGACGCTACTGAAATCCATTGCCTTGCAATATATGACACTGAACAAGATGAATACTTTGTCTTTAACAATCAGGGTCATAAATGCTATCCAATTACAGAAGGATTACATCAACTTACTGATGCCGATGTAGTTGTAGGGCACAACGTCATAGGATTTGATCTACCTGTACTAAATAAGGTTTATCCTTTTTTTAACACAAAAGCTCAAATAATAGACACATTAATTTTATCTCGATTGTTTCATCCAAACATGAGAGAGATAGATGACAAAAGAAACATACCAAGAATGCCTTTGCAATTGTATGGCCGTCATAGTTTAGAAAGCTATGGTTATCGGCTACAAGAATACAAAGGAGATTTTGGTAAGACTTCTGACTGGAAAGAATGGAGTCAAGAAATGCAAGATTACTGCGTTCAAGATGTAAAAGTTACCACCAAACTATGCGAGCACTTCCTCCCCTATTTGACTGGCTCACGTTAGAGCATCAAGTCGCACAAATTCTTACACAACAGGAACTACACGGTTGGTATTTCAATCAAGAAGAAGCATACAAATTAGAGTCTAAGCTTCGAATTGAAATTGAAAAATTATCAAAATTATTACGTGATAAATATCCATTTGTAGCTGGTTCTCTGTTTACACCTAAACGAAACAACTCAACGCAGGGATATGTGGAGGGTTGTGAAATACAACGAATAAAAGAACTTAATCCAACATCAAGAGACCACATAGCATGGATACTGAAGACACACGAGAATTGGCGACCGAAATCGCAAACGATCTCAGGGAAGGCGGTTATAGACGAGACCGTATTAAAAGATATTGGGTCGGAAACAGCCCTGTTGTTTCTTCAATGTCTAGATATTACCAAGAAATTGGGGATGATCTCGGAAGGCGTGAACGCATGGCTCAAGCTATGTACGATGTCTAATCGTATTCACCATCATTGTTCTGTGGCTACTAACACATTTAGGTGTGCACATCGTAAACCAAATCTTGGACAAGTCCCAGCGGATGAACAATTTAGACGATTGTTTACTGCTACTCCTGGTAAAGTTATGGTAGGTGCTGACCTTTCAGGTATAGAGCTAAGAATGCTTGCTCATTATCTTGGTAGATATGACGGTGGTAGATATGCTGACATACTTCTCAACGGTGATATCCATCAAGTCAATGCAGATAAGATTGGTATATCCAGAAGACAAGTTAAAACTGTAACTTATGCCTTTCTTTATGGAGCTGGCAACCTAAAACTAGGTCTGTCATTTGATCCACAACTTTCTCAAAGCAAAGCAGCTAAGAAAGGTAAAGAAATAAGAGAAGCATATGTAGATGCTATTGATGGTTTAGGTGAATTGTTGAAGGCTGTAAATACCAAATCTAAACAAGGTTACCTTAAAGCTATTGATTCAAGAAAAGTTTTAGT